AAATTAAAGGTAAGATATGAGTAGTAATTTTTTAAAAGTAGCGTTGCCATTTATGGCTTCTGTAGCAGGGTCTAATCTTCTTGCATCTAGGTTTGGTACGCCTTCAAAATCAAAGGCTAAAATTAACCCTATGTATTCAGACGATGTTAGTGCAGCAAATCGTTCTACAAAACTTTCAAATTTTTTAGATATAGGGGGATCTAAAGTAGGGGGATATACAGATAAATTTGTAAGAGGAATATCAGATTATGCAAAAGCAGGGTTTACAAAATCTCTCGAAGGTATGGCAGGAACATCCGTAACTGCTGCTGACTTAGCTAGAATAGGAGGATCAAAAGTAGGAACTGGTTCACCTTTATCTTTTAAAGCGGGGGCAGTTGATTTAAAAATACCCGGATCTTCAAACGAAAAAGTTATGCAAAAAGTGCAAGCAGCAATGCAATCTCAGTTGTTTAATCAAATTGTAAGTGCCAGTTTAAAATCATCTCCTAGATTAGGTCGTACAATAAATTTAGCACAACAAAACATAAAAGTAAAATCTCGAATAAATCCCCAAACAGTTAAGGTATAAAGACATGAGAATACAAGGAAATCAAGAACAAGTATCTCCCGAAATGAACACGGATATGATGCCCAATGATAACGAACCAATTCAAGGTTCAATACAAGCTCTTGATCCGTTAAACAGGATGCCACCCGGACACAGTTTAACAGGCTCTGAAGGTAAATGGGCGTGGGAAAAACCCCCTAGATTTACAAACCCAGAAGAAGCTATTGATTTTGTAATAGACCAATTAGAAACACCAGATGTTGAGTCAGATATGTTAAACTTAATGACTGCGGGAATATCTATAGAAGAGATTGTTGAAACAGTAGCGTTAGGTGGATTTGCAACAGGTCACTACACACCCGATGTTGCAGAATTAATTAAAGCACCTATAGCTATGTATCTTGCAGGATTAGCTGTAGAAAATGAGATACCGCCAAAAATGTTTAATACAGAAACAGGTATGCCACCTAGTAACGAGCAAGTGTCTGACGCACAGATAATGAATATTATGCAAGATAGAGAGCCAGAAAGAATTGACGCAATAAATATGGCAATGGATGAACAAAATCAAGCTATGTTAGAACAAGATCAAATAAACAATCAATCTTTTCTTTCGGCAGAATTAGATAATAAACCAGAGGAGATAGCAGATGCCGCCATTTCTTAATGCACTAGGGGGAGCAGGTAAATTTGTACAACTAGCAACCATAGAAAAAATAAAAGGAGATGTAGCACTTAAACAGGCTTTAAAAAAAGAAAAACTTAAAGTAAAAAAGAATCAAAGAGTAATTGAAGTAGGTACAAGAGAAGACGGCACACCTTTAACTTTTACGTTTAACGTTGGAGAAGGTTTAGCAGGAACAGGTAAAGAAAGAGCAAATGCGGGGTTGATGGATATATTTAATAATGTTAGTAAAAAAGATTATCAACAAGCAATAAGAACAGGCACACCCGAACAAGTACAAAATTTTCAAGGGTTTTTAACAAGCAGACATTTTGACTGGAATGTACAAAATAGAAGAACTGTTATGAAAGAGGGGCAAGCTAAAGCGGATACTAATGGTTATATAGATGTATATAATGTTTTTAAACCACAACTTTTAAATTACGGCTTAAATTACGCACGAAAAGTTGTAAATCCCTCTTATCAAAATGCTGTTTCAGATTGGGTTGCAAGACATCCAGAATTAAAAGATACTTTTGTTATGAACAAAATTCACGATAATTTAGGTAACATTAATTATGAGTTTGCACCTTCGATTGTAGGGCGAGATCACAAATCTGATCTTTTAGAAATGTCTAAAAAATTGGATCTTCCTATAGAAGAAGTAGCTAACATGTTTAAAGTTAGGGGTGCTGAAGTGGACTCTGATAAACATGCTGTTCCTTATTTATTATACAGAAAAATGAAAAAATTTGGTCCTGTAACTGACGTTGCAGGTTTTACAGGAGCAGACGATCTTTTAAAAATTAGAAATGAAGCTATGCAAAGCGGTATGGGAAATAAGCAGTTTATAAATTTGTTAAGAACTTTGCCTGCTAATATGTTAGCTATGAACAAACAATTTATATTTGTAGATCCTGCTAATAAAGCAAATTATAGCACAGCATATATGGAGAAACAATTAGGGATAGATCGTAATGCTAGAAACCAAGCTGCGGGAGGTGCAATTCAAGCCGCTATTACAGGAAGAAATTTTATAAAAACTTTAAAAGCAGGCGGCCCTACGTCATTCGGGATTCCGGGGAATTTGAACCAATTAATCAATGCGTTTACGAGTCAGACAGGTCCTTTTGCAGGATTTAAACAAACTATAGCGGGTTTCTTTGAACAAGATAAATTTAGGTATGGCGGTGAAAAAAATAATTATTATCAAAAAAAGTTGCAAAAGAGATTAGAAGACGCAGAAGATGCACTCAAGTCCACCAGTCGAGCAGCACAATACAGAGGATATATAGAATTTATGAAATTTCAACTAGCGTATCAAATGGCATCAGCTTTACAAGGTGGTACGGGTGGAAGAACTATATCTGACCAAGACGTTGAAAACATGATGGCATCTATGAACTTTGGTAGTAAAGATGACATCAAACATGTTATTGGGTCACTAGAAAGGTTATCTAATATTATGGGGGAGCTTCATCTTGTAAATAGTTATTATGCTGAAAGTCCTCAACATGCAGGAGCTGCAAGACTTTA